ATGTTCTACGTGTAATAATCTTGGGTTTATTTATAAGAATGTAGCCAACGAAGTAGCTGGTCTAAAGCGACAGCCACCTAACTCACGTTGGGTTAGTCACAGTGGTTTCACGATAAACAAATCAAATGTAGAGATACTTGAGAACATGGCTAGACGAGAGGGTGATACTACAGCACAGAGTTTCTTAAAGAAGATACGTAGGTTGTCGGCAGTAGAAACATACCTCTCTAGCTTTGTAGAGGGCATTGCAGACCATGTTAAGAGAGATGGTAAGCTACACGTTAGATTATTACAGCACCGTACCTCTACAGGACGGTTCAGTGGTGCAGACCCTAATATGCAGAACATGCCCAGAGGTGGTACGTTTCCTGTGAAGAAGGTTTTCATATCTCGTTGGAACGAAGGAAAGATACTTGAAGCTGACTTTGCACAGCTAGAGTTTAGAGTTGCAGCTTTTTTGTCGCAGGATAAAACAGCTATTCGTGAGATATGTAACGGTGTAGATGTTCATGCTTACACAGCAAAGGTTATATCGGAAGCAGGACAGCCTACAACAAGACAAGAAGCTAAAGCACATACCTTTGCACCTCTCTACGGTGCTACTGGTTATGGAAGGACAAAAGCTGAAGCTGAATATTATGAGCAGTTTACCAAGAAGTATGACGGTATAGCTAACTGGCACAGCAATCTTGCCCAAGAAGCTATAGATACTTTGAGGATAAAAACACCATCTGGCAGAGAGTTTTCTTTTCCAGATGTTGAGAGGAAGGGCAATGGTAAAGTTACGTATGGGACACAGATTAAGAACTATCCTGTACAGAGTTTTGCTACTGCCGACATCGTTCCTTTGGTTCTGATACGAATAGAGGAAGCACTGCAAAAAATGCAAAGCTGTATTGTAAATTCTGTGCATGACTCTATCGTGATAGACATTCACCCAGACGAGCAAGACCAAGTTTTAAAGGTGATGAAAGATATTAACAAGAACTTAAAAAATATTGTTGACAACCATTTCAACATAGACTTTAATGTACCCTTGTTACTAGAATCAAAAATAGGAAATAATTGGCTTGACACTAAAGATGTCATGTGATATAACTATAGTTCTTTAATTAATAGGAGATAAATATATGAGTGCAAACATTACAACAATAGATACAGATAACTATGCAGTTATGGCGAAAGCTATGGGCATGGTTTCAGAAAACGATACAAAGAAGAAGTCTAGTACACTTGCTCGACTACGAATTAATCACTCACCCTTGATGGGTCAATCAGAGATCAACGGAAAGTCTGTTAATGTTGAAGTTGTAGAGGGTGGTACATACAAATTAGAGATACCAGATGGTGAAACATTATATTCCACCACAGCGAGTGTTCGTCCGTTTATGCAGAGGTATATGTATAAGCGATTTGTAATGGGTTCTGGGGACACACCAAACAAATATATTAAGACAGTTATGAATGACAATCTTAATGTTGATCTCAAGGATAATGATGGTGGGTTCAACTGTGGTAAACCTGCAGGGTTCATTCAAGACTTCAAGGCTCTTGACCAATCAACGCAGGATTTGATTAAGCAAATCAAGAGAGTACGTGTTATCTTTGGTACTATTGATTTGAAAGATGCTGTAGACACTAATGGTGTATCGGCTGAGTTAGGCACTACACCTTTCATATGGGAAGTAGAAAACAGAGATGCTTTCAAAACTCTTGGTAATTGTTTTGTGAAGCTGTCCAAAATGAAAAGGCTACCACCACAGCATATGTTTGAAGTAGCTACGGAGCAGAAAAAGTTACCTAATGGTAACAGCTTCTATCTTCCATCGGTTGCTGTCAATTTGACAGACACAATAAAACTGTCGGACGAAGACCAACAAACCTTTGCAGATTTTATGCAATGGGTTGATAATTATAACGACTACATCATCGGTGCTTGGGACGAAAACTCTCGTAAGAAAGAGGACATGGATGTTAGTGTCGTTGACGAGATTATCGAAACAGAGGAGATACCGTTCGAATGAAGCATCCCTCTGAAATGGCATTGCATCAATACTTGGAAGATGCTATCAATGGAAAGACCTCTATGTCTGCTAGTACCATAACAAGTATTAAGAAAGACATAGGAGAAGCATTGAAACGTCAGTTTGGTAAAAAGACAAAGCGTAGAAAGTTTCAACTACGCATGTCAAATGTAGGCAGACCTTCTTGCCAACTCTGGTTTGAAAAGAATAGTCCAGAGAAAGCTGATCCTCTGCCTACAACATTCGTAATGAACATGATGCTTGGGGATATAGTTGAAGCTGTATTCAAGGGATTGATGAAAGAAGCTAAGATTGATTTCCAAAACTCAGACAAAGTTTCATTAGACGTTGCCGACACGAAGGTTAGTGGTACGTATGATTTAGTATTGAATGATGCTGTAGACGATATTAAGTCTGCTTCAGATTGGTCGTATCGAAATAAGTTTGAATCATACGATACTCTTGCCAAAGAAGATCCTTTTGGTTACGTGGGACAGTTGGCAGGTTATGCTAAAGCTTCTGGTAAAAAAGCAGGTGGTTGGTGGGTTGTTAACAAAGCCAATGGTCAGTTCAAGTACGTACCTGCAAGTAGCATTGACGTAGATGAAGAAGTTAAAAAGCTAGAAGCCAACGTCAATGTAGTAAAAAGTAATGTCTTTAAAAGATGTTTCGAATCTGTAGAAGAAACCTTCAGAGGTAAGGCTACAGGCAATAGGATATTAAATATAACTTGTTCTTTCTGTCGATATAAAAATTCATGTTGGGAGAATTTGCAGGAGTTACCTTCCTTGTTGTCTAAAGCTAAAGAGCCTAAAATTGTTTCATATGTTAGTATAGGAAAGGAGAATGTAGCATGAATGATAAATCTAACACCACACTAGATGAAATGGCTAGTGAAATTAGTGAAATGGAAAAGCAACTTATGGAGATGAAGAAAGCTTATCGTGAGAGAAAGTACGAAGGTTTGAAGATAGCAATGGATGCTAGAAAGTCTGCAGACGAAGCTCTTAATGATGAGCTAAAAGCTCTTGGGCTGAAAGCCTTTCCGTCTGTTAGATCTACATCTGTCTGGTGGTAAGTGTACGGAAGTAAAAAATATAATCTAGCACGTAGGCTAGGTTTTCGTAGTGGTCTTGAAGTAAAGATCGCAGATGAGTTGAAAGAACTCTCCATTCCATTTATATACGAGGGTATGAAGATAGAATGGGAAGACCTAGCTTATCGTATGTACACACCAGACTTTGTATTGCCAAACGGTATTATAATAGAGACTAAGGGCAGATTTACTGTAGCTGATAGACGGAAGCATCTTTTAATAAAGAAACAACATCCTAAGTTAGACATTAGATTTGTTTTTGAAAATGAAAACAACAAGCTGAGAAAAGGATCTAAAACCTCTTACGGTAAATGGTGTGAGAAGAATGACTTTCTTTATTGCAACAGAGTTATACCAAATAAGTGGCTAAGTAAAAAAGGAATAAAGACGCATCCAACTCTCATACAATTTAGGAATAAAAAAATATGACCAGAGAACCACTAAATTTTTTAGGATATAGAGATGAAGAGATTAGTATCCGTATATCACCAGAGATAGACAAAGATAAATGGACAGGAAATCTGCATCTAACTATTGATGCGTTTGACTCTAGCCCTCTAAGCGATGTCGATTATTTTTCTCTTATGAATTTTGTACGAATGATAATGGCAACTCCTGTTCTTATAGAAGAAGATGAAGAAGCCAGAGATAAACTTTGGGAAATAGCACAAAAAGATCTTGACCCACCGAAAAAAAATGGTAGTATACTTAATAGAGATGGTAATATAATAAAACTTCACTTTAACAAAAAAACAGATGGGAGTGCATAATATGGCAAAATGGGAAATGAATAATTGTAAGGATAAAGATATGGTCAACAGCCCACCACACTACAACAAGTATGGTGTAGAATGTATAGATGCAATAATGTCAGCTACTGGAGAAGGCTTTGAGTATTATCTGCAAGGAAATATAATGAAGTATCTTTGGAGATACCGATACAAGAATGGTGTGCAGGATTTAGAGAAGGCACAGTGGTATCTCAATAAATTAATAGAAGTAAAAAAGGGTGACAAGTCATCCCCAGATTTATTCACTTCTTTAGGTATAGAGTTGAGCGATGGTTGTTAAAATATTTTTGACATTGGATTTGGATAAAGAAGACTATCCTGTACCTGCTGATGGAGATCCTAGCGAGGAAATACAAGAAGCTGTAGAAGAGTTTATACATGATATTGATGGACTTAAAATAAAAAATATTAAAATTATAATGGAGAATTAATTATGGAAGATTATCAAAAGTTTATTGCAATTTCTAGGTATGCTAGATGGATAGATGAAAAAGGACGTAGGGAAACATGGGAAGAAACTGTTCACAGATATGTAGATTATATAACTGAGAAAGTCAAAGGACATCTACCGAAGCAACAGATCATTGATGCTATAACTAACTTAGAAGTTATGCCCTCTATGAGAGCCTTGATGACAGCAGGACCTGCTCTTGAAAGAGACAATACAGCAGGATACAACTGCAGTTATCTTCCTGTTGATGATCCAAAATCTTTTGATGAAGCTATGTACATTCTTCTGTGTGGCACTGGTGTTGGTTTCTCTGTGGAAAGACAGTATGTATCTCAGCTACCTGAAATACCCCAAAGTTTAGAGCATGTGGATACGTGTATAAAGGTACAAGACAGTAAAGAAGGATGGGCAAAAGCATTACGCAAGCTGATAGGGCATCTGTATATGGGCGAAGTTCCTGTGTGGGATGTATCAAGTGTAAGACCTGCAGGTGCTAGGTTAAAAGTGTTTGGTGGTAGAGCTAGTGGTCCTGCACCTCTTGTAGATTTATTTAACTTTACAGTTGCTCTGTTTCGCCAGAATGAAGGCAAGAAGCTGTCAAGCTATGATTGTCATAATCTTATGTGCAAGGTTGGAGAAGTTGTAGTCTCTGGTGGTGTTAGACGTTCTGCTATGATTAGTTTGTCTAACCTTTCAGACCAACGTATGAGACACGCTAAGTCTGGTAAATGGTGGGAGACAGCACCACAGATGGCTCTGTCAAACAACTCTGTTGTCTACACAGATAAACCAGACGGAGAAACATTCCTACGTGAGTGGACATCTTTAGTGGAATCAAAGTCTGGTGAACGTGGCATATTCAATAGGCTATCTGCAAAAGATCAAGCATCAAAGTATGGTAGGCGAAATCCTAACTATGACTTTGGCTGTAATCCTTGCAGTGAAATAATATTACGTCCTTATCAATTTTGCAATCTGACCGAAGTGGTTATTCGAGCAAAAGATAAGTTTGACGATTTGAAGAGAAAGGTTATGCTTGCTACTATACTTGGCACAGCACAAGCTACACTTACAAAGTTCCCTTATCTACGTAAGGTCTGGAATAAGAATACGGAAGAAGAGAGATTGTTAGGTGTCAGTTTAACAGGTATCATGGATAACCCATTAACTAATGGAAAGAAAAATGGACTTGAAAAAACCCTTGAAGAACTCAGAAAAGTTTCCGTTGAAACAAACAAAGAATGGTCAACAATCTTTGGTATCCCCCAAAGCACAGCCATTACCTGCGTCAAACCAAGTGGAACAGTATCACAGCTTGTGGACTCAAGCAGTGGTATCCACCCTCGTCATAGCTCTCATTATATTCGTACCGTTAGGGGCGATAATAAAGATCCTCTTACTAACTTCATGATAGACAGTGGTATACCCAGTGAACCAGACTTCATGAAGCCAGATACACAGACAGTGTTTAGCTTTCCTATGAAGTCACCTAAGAACTCTGTTATGAGAAATGACATGACAGCTATCGAACAGCTAGAGATGTGGCTTCTCTATCAGCGACACTGGTGTGAGCATAAACCTTCTGTTACAATATCAGTACGTGATGATGAATGGATGGAAGTGGGTGCGTTTGTATTTAAACACTTTGACGAGATGTCAGGTGTTTCTTTCTTACCACACTCCGATCATACTTATCAACAAGCACCATATCAGGACTGTACAGAAGCTGTATACAATGATTTTAGCAGTAAGTTCACTCATATTGATTGGAATAAGTTTACGGATTATGAAAAAGAAGACAATACTAAGTCTTCACAAACATTCGCCTGTTCTGGTGACAGTTGCGAAATAGTTGATATAGGTGCATGATATGGGTATTATAGTAATATATGCAACTATATTTATTAATGGTGTAGTTGGCGTTATAGAATATAAAGGGGACACTTTCATGAGTAGTGAAGAGTGTATTTCGTATTTGCAGAATTATAACGATCACATTAATACAACACTGCAAGATCATCTAAACCAAAAAGAAAAAGGAGCAACT